GGATGGGGCCAAGGGCTTGGAAGACGCCCAAAACGGACTGTAGCAATGCCGTAAGTGTGCCATTATTGGCCATTTGGTTAAATACGCCTGCTACCGCCTGAAGACCTGGCTGAATGTTTTTGACAATCTGTGTTGCAATGTCGGTAAAGAAGGTGGTGATTTCAGTCATTACTTTTGGCGTAAACAAAGACTTAAAAGTATTCGCCATTTCCCCAAAGAAGGTTGCAATGGGTGCGACAACCTGGACAAGGGCGGGGACAAATGCCTGAACAAACAATTGCAAAAGTGGCGTAAATGCAGTAACAATGTTTCCAATTGCCTGACCGACCGTTGCAGAAATTTGACCCATTGTTTGTGCGACAAGCGTAAAGATGGGAACAAGAGGACCAATTACCGTTGTAAAGGTACTTGCCATTTGGTCAAGAATTGGAAGAAGACCTTGACCTAGTGATTGAACGAGCAATTGAATGTCATTCTGCATACGCTCAACAGGAGACATTGACTTTTCCGCAAGTTGTTGCGTGTGCTGATTCATGTCAATCAAAAACTGATTCTGAGCAGCAAGCAAACCGCCACTGGCTTGCAACGATTTAATTCGTGCTTGCTCGGTGGTAGAAAGGGTGATTCCGTATCGGGTCATTGCACTCATGTGCTTGGCGGGGTCTGCCAAGGTGCGAGCGACCATTCTTGCTGCGCCGGTTATTCCGGAGCCACCAGCACCACTACTTGAACCCATGACTGCTGCGAGGTTTGCTGCGAGCATTGTGGTGTTTTGGAAAGAACTTTTTTGCTTCTCAAAAAGATTTGCTAAATCCTGGTTTGGAAGAAGAAGGTTTTGCGCTTGAATAATTTGGTTTTTAGCAATACCAGTTTGCAAGGAAAGCGTAGTTGCTTGATTATTCAGGGTTGCAGAGTATTGCTCGCCCGCTTTATTCAGAGCAGAGACTGAACCAGCAACTGTTTGAATGGAGCCAGCAAACTCGGCTCCAGACATTTTTTGGTTTTTAATAAGTTGCGCTTGAACCGATTGAAGGCTCTGTTGTTGCGATGCCAAGTCCATACCCTTGTCAATCGCAGCAGATATTCCCGCAACAGCAAAAGACTTGGTGATTATTCCACCAAGGTCGCCGAAGAATCCACCAATTTTGCTAGTAGCAGCGCTTGCATACCCAACAAGTTTTTGAAGGGATGCCTCGACATCAGTGCTGTCGCCGAGAATTTCTATTCTTAGTTGTTCGGCTGATGTTGCCATTGCACGCTCCTAGGCACTAATCCTAGTAGCGGTTTGCTTTTTAGCCGTTTCTGGCCTTTGCCATTGCTTCTTCTTGCTCGTAAGCACGAAGTTTGTAGATGGCCATCCACTCCACCAACTCAGGCGATGAAAGAGGACGGTGGGCTGGTGAACCCTCTAGGAGTTCACCAACCGTCCGTCCAAGTGATTCCGCTAGTTCAAAGAGGAATCGTCGCTCTGGGTTGGCGAGGAATCTTTTCCCGCACTGTCAACCGCCTCTTCGCCCATACCTGATAGGCGCATTGCGACTGTAGCGATTTGTTCAACTGCTGCTGCTGACTTTGCCATCAGTGCATCACGGTCGTTCGGGTTGAATACTTTTTCACCCGACTCGGGGTCAAAAGTACATTCGATAACAAGGTCGGGAAGTACTTCTTCAAGGTTGAACTTACCGTTTTCATTTTGGGCGCTCCCGACCATGCGGGCACGGGCACGGGCGGTCATAGACCTAACCTGTACCGTTACGCTCCAAACGTCAACGTTAACGTTCTCCGACTGAATGTCATCGGCAGCGAAAATCTGTTCACTAAGTTTCGACATCATTCTCCAATCTGGGGCAGACCCCAGTTAGAGCATAGTCTACTTTAGTGACTACAGTGTGGTTCGGCTGACGGCGCCAGTTACCTGGAGTTCACCATCGAACGTAACAACGCCTGATACTGACGACTTCAGGTCATACTTGGTCAAGTAAGCCTGACCGTAGTACTTGACTGAGGAGGAAAGTCCAGTGAAGGCACCTGGGTTCGCTGGTCCGTAGACGAACGAGATGCTGTTTCCAGCGTTCTGCCAGTTGATTGCGTCGTTGACAATTTGGTCGATACCGCCTGCGTAACCGCTCGTTGAGGCCGTTGAGTCGTACATACCCGAGAAGGTGACTGTGTAACCCTTCAGACCCACGATGTAGGTCTTTACGCCTGCGAGTGAGAAAGCAGTGGTTTCGTTTGCGTCGATGGCCTGTGGGAATCCAAGGTCATTGGTGAACTGGGAAATGTTTACCATTGGAAGAACTACCGAGCCAGAGGCTGGAGCCGATGGAAGCAAAAGCCCCGAGGCAAGGGTCGTTGTCGATGTTGGAACCGATGCTGAACCGCAAGGTACGCCGTTGACAAACATTCCGTAGACAGAACCGCCAACCAAGGTTGGGATTCCACCGCTCAACATCGTGCTTTCGCCCGTGAGGGGAAGGCTTGATGTGGTTGCCGACGAGCCAACCGTCGTTGGTGATGCGGATGTGTCGTATCCGATGGCTAAATAAGCGTTCTTACCGTGCTGGAAAGTTGCCATTGTTAATTCCTTTCTAGAATCGGGCGAACCCGAAGAAGATTGTTGCAGAGGGGTTTGTACCCGTCAGTGTCCAGTTCAAACGGGTGTACTGACGAATGGGGTTTGGTAGTGAAGCACTGGTGTCCACCTGCGTACCAACCGAAGTAATCGCTGAAGTTGCGTTTACGTAGGTGATGCCGTCGTTGGAGTGTTGGAAGTTCAGGCTTAGTGCGCCGGACAAAGCCAACACCCCAATCACCAATAATCCACCATTGGTGGAGGCGCTTCCATTGTTGTAGGCGACTGTGTATCCTGTGCCCGTGGCAGTAAAGTACTTTCCACGTCCACGCCATACACCGCCGTCTGCCTGAACCTCTGCGTCGACTGCGACAACGCCAGAAACTGGTGATTTTAAGTCGTACTTGGTGGCAATGCCGTTAGCCAAGTATCCAATTTCATTGTCTGTTGTTCCGCCAGCGGGGAAAACCAAGGTCGCCTGGTCGCCGGAGTTGCTAATTGCAGTCGTCAAAATCTGGTCTATACCTGATGCGGTACCGTCGTAAAGCCCGGAAAGGGAAATAACGCCTTCCTTCAAACCTGGGATGTAGGACTTAACTCCGCCGGTTTGGAAGGTGGTTGTTTCTGTTGCGTCGATTGACGTGGAAACAGAGGCATCATTGAAGAACTGTGAGATGTCATAAGCGACATTCGAGGAGGGGTTGCTAAAAAGTACCCGTGTATTCTTACCGTGAAGGAAGTTAGCCATTACTTTTCCTCCTCAACCGGGACGATGTGTCCGCCTTCCAGGAGCCATGAAATTGACTCACCGGGAAGGTCGTTTACCAGTTCGCCTACGTCAGCGGTCTTGCCGTTGTAAGTCAACGGTGACAGGTTCGTAACCTTGTAGGTCGTCTGCTTTAACTTTGCCATAACACCTGCCGTAGCGAAATTGGGTCTTCTAGACTCAAATCGTACCACCGAAAATGAAAAACCCCCTGGGTACCAACTACGGTTCCCAAGGGGTTATTGCTAATAAGGGGGTTTTACTCTTCTTCGTTGGAAGACTTAGACCTTCTGGTGCGACGCCTTGGGATTGGCTTCAAGCGGTCTGGGTAGAAGTGACGGAAGGCATTGTGCCCTTTGGCACCGCCAATCACGCAGACTGACTTCACGGTTTCTCCGTCGTCATCCATCTGTGCCCATCGAAATGTGAACTCCCCACGCTCCCCAAGAACCTTGATTGGGTCGCCGGTGGTAAAACCGTTCCATTCATTCACTGTTTTCATATCCCGCACTTCTATGGTGCCGGTTCGCTTTGCCATTTCAATCTCCCTTTTCTTGACATCGCTACCTTAATAGTATACACTACGGGGGTTTAGTTGTCAAGAATCAATTAATTCTTGGTGTCCGCAATCACACACCAAGAACCCACCGTCAAGGGTTTCTACCTTAACTGCAAGTTTGTGCGTACAGGGTAACACGCCAAGGTCGATGGGCTGGTCGATGGTCTCTTCTGGTGATTCTTCTTCTCCGCCGAGCAAAAGTCTCTCAACGGCGTTGAGTGCGTTAATCGAAGCCTCGTTCGCCATCCGAGCAGCACGTATGCTCTGAACAACAATGTCCAATTCACTCATACGATTGGGAATCCGTCAGCGCCAGCGTTTGTGTGGAATTCAAAGTTCATGGTGAAAGAAGGTCGTTCCAACTCGTCATAGGGCATTGGGTTTGGAATGTTCAATGGCTCAATACGAGCAACGTAGGGGAAGTACGTCGAGTCAGGTACAGCCCATCCAGCAAGGGTGTCTCGAACCAATCGAGCCCACGCATAGGTACCTGGGTAGTCTTCACGAACGCCACGGACAAGAATTTGGATACGTGGTGCTTCCATCGCAGAAACTTGTGTGCCCATCGTGAATGATGGAGCCATTCCCTCGTATTGCTGAACAAGCACAACAGCGTCTGGCGCCTCGGCTGGAATTCGTCCGATGAAGAGGTCTACGCCTTCAATGAGCCCTTCGGTGCCACTGTCCATCGTGGTGATTTTTGCGCTTAAAAATGTTGCAATGTCGTCAATTAAAGCCATTATTTTTTCCAAACCTTTCCAATATTTGTCTTCATAAGTTCAATAATGCGTGGCCTGTTTCTCGAAAGCGGGATTTCAAGAAACTTCGCTTGCGTCGGTGCAAGGTGGTGTTTGGTCAAATCTTCGTGAACGTAAACAGCATAGGCGACTTGCTCGTTGCCGTACTGAACGGTCGAGTCGTAAAGACCGTTATCAAAAGGCTGTGATGACTTAACTATTTGCCCAGACGCCTTTAGCGCACCAGTTTTTACCGGGACAAGTTTTTGGCTTTCGTCGTAAACGTCTTTAATGATTTCATCAATTGACGCTTGAACCGCTTTACGAATGTTCTGTTGAACTTCTTTGTTTTGAGAAGGGTTGGCTAGGTTTCCCTTGAAATTTGACGTATCCAGTTTGGTCTTAAAGTGCATAAGACCTACTCAAAGTGAATTGTTGTTGAGTACGGTCCAGACTCGTCGTAATTGTTGTCAATAAATTGAATTACAGGGTTACGCAAGGCGGGTTGCGTCATACTTGGGATGGTGACACGGCTTTCCGTGCTTACCTCGGGGTGAAATGCCGTTAAGTAAGCACGACCAGAACTTTGGCGGTTTCGCCCCTGGTCATCGGAGAAGATTTTCGTCTCAAACTCTAAGCGACAGTAGTACTGAACGGGGGCTTGCCACTTTTCAACGCTGTTATTTGTCGCCGAGTGACGACCATATGGGTCAAGAGGTGCGTTAGCGGTGGGCGCTACATATGACGCTGGGTTTTCGAGATAAATAACTTGCGTCATTAACTCGACAAGTTCGGGGTCGATGGGCATTAAGCAAACTCCCCACCAACACCTGGGTCTTCACCATCGTAGGGTTCAATGCCAAGGTCAGCCTCTCCGCCGTAGTCAGCATCCGTTCCAGTTCCGTAAGTGGTAGAAACTCCAAGAGCCGAATTGCTTGGCCATGTGTTGCCGATGGCGTAGTAAACGTCGAATTCTCCCATAACAAACTCTGCGCCCAGGGCACGTGGGTCTGCATTTGGAATTGGGGGCGCAACACGACGGCTTCGCATAAGAAGTTCGGAAGCAAGTTTTTCATAGCGTTGCCCACGGTCTGCGTATTCCTGGCTGAGTGACAAGCCACCAACGGTCTTACTGACCTGTTGTGCCTGGCGAGCGTAGATGGAGGAAATGTTGAGGCAGGTGTTGGCTGCTGCTCGGTAGATTTCGTTGTTAACTTCCAAAAG